TTCAAATATGTTTGTTTTAATAACAGAGTTATAACCAAATGTTCCAGGCTGAGTATTTACCTCAAGAACATAAGGTCTTTCATTCTCTCTGTCATTTGATGGAATTAAATCTATACCCAACCAATAACCTCTAGGTGTTAAATATTCTGCAACCATCATAACTTCTTCTTTTTCTAATTCTGTTATTTCCATAAGTTCTGGTTTAGAACCTTGATGTACATTACTTCTAAAGTCACCATCAACAATAGGTCTTTTCATTGCACCGTGGATTTCTCCATTTATAACTATAACTCTAATATCATATTCAAGTGGTATTTGTTCTTGTATCACCATACCTCTTTCTTGATTTAGTCTAGTTATTAATTGTGCATTAGATAATAGTTGTTTTTCATTTTCAATTAAAAGAACACCAACACCACCAGTTCCAAGTTGTGTTTTTAAAATTATTGGAAACTTAGAACCCAATCTTTCATATACATCAACTGCTTTATCTGGATGGTTTATCAATAATGTCTCTGGTTGTTTTACACCAATCTTTTTTAAGGATACATAAGTTCTCCACTTGTCTGCACAAAGTAGATGTATATCTAATGAGTTTAGTAAATATGCACCAGATTCCTCTAAGTCATATAACATACCTTTCCAGTTTGCAAAATCATTTGATTTAGACCTATTAAAAACTACAGTGTTTTCATCTACTAAAAAACTTGCATCATCTGAATCGTGTATGTATATTTTTCCATTTTTTCTTGTTAGATAAGAATCTTCAATCTTACATTTAAAACCTTCTAGTCCAAGTTTTCTTCCAGCTTTTAGAAAATTAATTGCTAATTCTTCTGCCTCTGCTTTTGAGTCATCAGACATATTTTCTGGTTCATTATGTATTACTACAAAACGATATGATTTCTCTGGAGCTTGCTCTGCGATATAATCCCTTAAAGAGATTACACCACTTTCATGTACGGCAGAGGCAAGGTTTAACATTTATTTTATTCCTTAAAATTTGAAAAATACTTATCAATCATTTCTAATCTATCATCTGCAGCTGCAAGTTTATCTAACTCTGCAATCACTGCTTCAGTAACATCTGAATGTTCACCTATTCCAGCAGGCATGGTCTGATAGACTAAAATATTTGCTTTATGTACTGCGATTTCACCTTCTGCTTGTTTCCTTGCAGCTTCAATAATATGTTCACCAACTTTCATTTTAACCTTCTTTCTTTTTTCCAATATTGTACTTAGTTTCTAATGACCATTCGTTTTTTTCTTTAAACGAAATGACCTTTATTTGTGATAGTGGTGCAGCTTCTACTGTACTTTTACCTACCACATTAATCAATCCCCAATCCGATAAAAGATTAGCGATTGTATTCCTTCTTGCGATATCGTTTTCTGAGATATTTGTGTCCTTACCATCAAGAGCAAATAACTCCTTAAAATGAACAATGTAGTATTTACCTTGTTTATGTAAGATATGGCAGGACTGAAATAGAGTTTTATTTTTTCTTGACGCAACACCAATGCGAGAAAGTGTTTCACGAACTTTAAGAAAGTCATCTGGTTCTTTCAAACCCACCTCTAGCATCTGGTCTGGTTTCCATAAACTATCATTCATTTTTTCCACCTTTATTCAATTTTTCTTTTATATAGGCGATTTGTTCATCATTAAGTATGTTCAATGCAGACCTTGCTTTTTCATTATTATAACCAAAGAATTCTTTGACATACTCTAAGTTTTTAGTCTTACTCGCCTTCATCCAAGGAGCGTATCTATTCTGTCTCCTTACACTATTTAGTAAAAAATCATATTGTAGTTTGTTATCAAGATGATGGTGGAAGTTCATCTCATTAACTAACATGACTGTATCATTAAATGGTGCAAGGCATTTGTTGATGATAAATGAGGCATATCTTTTTTCCCACATTTTATCATCACTATCCATGACATTCTGCTTGGAAGTGTTAATTGATTTTAAGTATTCTTTTAGTTCATATGCCATTACTTAAACTTTACTTGAGACATAAGTTCTGTCATACACGCAAGAAGATTTATTTCTTGGTCTGCGACAAAGGCAGATTTGTAAGAATAATCAGCAAGTATAACAACAGCATGGGGAATAGTAGAAGGCACCAAACTATCATAAAGGGAATCATACAACCTACGATAAACACGGCTTGGGTCATTATCAAGATTGTTGACAATCCATCTACGAACATTGGTAAACTCTTTACCTTTAAGAAATACAAGAAGTTCTTTAACTGAGTCTTCAGATAAGTTAACCAGTATACCAGCATCAATTACTCCACTTGCACTGTATCGTTGCAGTTCATTTAGAACTCTTCTCCAATCTGGGAAGAACTTTTGAATGAGTGATGCAACTACTTTTTTGTCGTATTGTATATTCTCTATATTTAGAATGTTCTGACAACTTTCCATAAACTCCATTGCAAGTTGTGGTTTCTCTTCATTAGGAATACGAAACTCAATACTTGAACAACGACTATGCAAAGGTTCAATGATACGGTTCTTGAAGTTACAAGTTAGAATAAATCCACAGTTCTTACTGAACTCTTCTATGAACCCACGCAATGCAGGCTGTGTAGACTGTGGATTAAGATAATCTGCTTCATCCAAGATAACATACTTACGGTTACCATCCATAGAGACAGTACTCGCAAAGTTCTTGATTTTGTTTCTGAGAACATCAATACCAGATTCCTCAGAACCGTTAATCATCATATAAGTACAACCAAGTTCCTCTAACATCGCTTTCGCAACAGTAGTCTTACCACAACCAGCAGAACCAGATAATAGTAAGTTAGGACAATTTTGATTGTCTACAAATTGTTGAAATGTTTGTTTCAACTCAAATGGAAGTATTGCATCCTTAATCGTTTGTGGACGATACTTCTCTACCCATAATATTTCATTCATAAACTAATCCTCAAGCGGCTTCAAGTGCAATAAAGTATTCTACATTCTTATTAAGATTCTTGAAGTTGGAAATACCTTTGTGAGATACTTGTACTTCATAATCACCAGAAAGTAACTTTAAGTTTTCAACTTTAAAATAGAACTTCTGGTCTTGTACTTCACTCTTTCCTTCAAGAGCAACACTGAAACTGTTTGAGGTATCGTTTTTCCTATCGGAAACTCTTAGACTCATATTACCTTCACCATCAACATCCAGAACCATATCTGGAACACCTAGAACAGATGATGCTTTCAATACTTGATTGAATACACTTTGTTTAAGTGTGAATATTGCAGATGCATCAGGCATTGTAATATCCGATTTTGGTGTAGTCACTACAGTTGGGTCACTATAGTAATAGTTTAAAGATTGTCCACCTTGGGATATCTTCACACTAGAATCACCAAACTCTAAGTCTGGGTCATCAAACAACGACATTGCAGATAGGAATTCATTCAAATCATAGATTGCAAATTCCTTTTCAAAAGTATCTGGTAGAGTTGCTTTTGACACAATGTTTTTCATTTGTGACATTGTTGCAATCTGATTACCAGACGTTACTAATAGATTAGCGTTGATTGTCGAATAGTTCTTCAACACTTCTCTAGTATCATTACTAAGTTTCATATCAATTTTTCTCCTTGTCATGATTATGTAATGCGATTATACCATAATGGATTACTTTAAGCAAGTCTTTTCTTGCATCTTCTCTACTACCTTTTTTACCGTAGCGTTGAAGGTACTTCATACAGTTACCAATACAAAATCCTTTACCGTGACCAGAGTCAAGAATAAATTCAGTTGCTTGGAATTTGTTTTGGGAGTAATGCTGATTATATGTCGCATCTATATACTCAGCAAGTTCTTTGAGGATTCTGTCTTCAGAATATTTGTAGTCGATTGATTTTTCTGGAACGACAGATTCTTTTTCTTTTGAAAATATTTTCACATTAACTCCATAATATAGTATAGGTGGAGGGGGGAAACCCCCCCTCCGATTTCAGATTAGTATGCGTACTTTGTACCAAGTACTTTTGCAATACCAGCAGTGATGATTGCCGCTGAAGGCGCACCAAGTCTATATGCAACACCTTTTGGAGTGTCGTTTGTATAGATACAATGACCTTCACTCTTTAGAGTATCAATCATTTTAGTTGGTGATACAAGGTCAAATCTTTTTCGCAAAGTTTTCCAAGTCACATTTTCACCTTTAGATAGAAGGTTTATTACCTTCTGCTTTTTAGACATTTTAGGTCTACTCATAATATATTCTCCTTTTATCATGATTTAATAATTGACTATAACATAAAAGAGGGGCAATGTCAAGTCACCCCTCAGTATTTCTACCAATTACTTGATAGTAATAAGTTTTGGTTTTTTCTCTTCTGGAACGATTTGTTCTAGAGTAACGGTCAATAGACCGTCTTTTAGAGATGCACCAATTACTTCTACATCTTCAGCAAGTGTAAATTTTCTGTTGAATTTTCTATAAGAGATTCCTCTATGTAGAGTAAATTCATCATCATCTTTAACATTTGTTTCTTTTGTAGAACGAATCGACAACACACCGTCTGCTTTCTCGATTTCTAAATCATCTTTAGAAAACCCAGCAAGCGCCATTTCGATTTCATATTTGAAATCTTCTACCTTCTGTATATTGTAAGGTGGGAATCCAGTTGATGTTGCATTATGTTCTACATAATCTGAAAGACGATTAAAATGTCTTTCAAACCCAACTGCGAAAGGTGTTAATTGATTAAAGTTGTCGAATAGACTTAGATTGTTTCTTACCATTTTATTTCTCCTTATATTAAGCAAGATTAAATTGCATACCCATTAGGCGTATGCGATAATGATAGTCTGGAAGCCACTCCAGATAAATTCTACATTGTCTTACCAATGCTGTCCAATAAAGGCTACGAAGGCTTAGTACTGAACTATCACTATTATTTATAATATAATACATTTGACCTTAT